GTGGCCCCGTGGCTCAACTGGATAGAGCAGCCCCCTCCTAAGGGGCAGGTTGCAGGTTCAAATCCTGCCGGGGTCACCAAAAAAACCAATGACTTGCGCCTAGCGCGCGGCGCATCAATCCCGCTCAATATCTGTGGTGCGCCACAGATACCGCCGAAAACGGTTCGTTCGGATACTCTGAAAAATGAAAACCCCGGCGCGCTGGCGGGCGCAACCGGGGCAGAATTCGAAGCATCTATCTTCAAGACCAAAGAATACCGGCTTCGAGCTGAGTGGGCAAGAGCCGTCTGGTTCGCGCTCGACCATTGCCACCCCGAGGACGCTGCGCAGATCTGCGCGGGCTTTCTCGACAGCCTGAGCACCCAAGGCCCGTCCGTAAGTCATCCTTTCGGCATGACCTCGGGTGAAGCAATGATTTGGGCTGACTGCGCCCCGATTCACGAGTTGGCCGCCTATGTCGCCGCAGGGCTCGATCGTCTGCGCGGTCTCGCGCTCGCCAAGTCTGCGCGCAAACGCCTGTTCTGGGCGCTCTGGCAGGGCTTTGATCCTGAGGACCGACGCGCCTTCCTTGCCCAAGTTAAGGCGAGGGCCGTGCAATGACCATTCAAAGTCAGATCACGCCCTGTCTCGAAGAACTGCTGTGGAGTTGGCCGAGCGTTATCAGGCACGCTCAAGACGGCTGGGCTCGCGGATTTGCTCTGAGCATCGCCAAACAATCCCGCCGTAAGAATTGGCAGCCCTCGGTTAAGCAACTGGAAATCATGCAGCGCATGGTGGCCGAGCTTTACCGTCCGCCAGCGCCCGAGGAAGCCGACGACTGGAACCCGATCGAGGAGGACGACGAAGGCGTCTGAGCAGTTTTGAACCTGTGTCGTTTGGACGGTTCAGACGGTGGCGCTCGACACAGAAATGGCCTGCCACGGGGCATCCCATAGGCCAACCGCAGCCCGAAAGCTCGAAGCGGGGGATCGGCACCAGACCCGGTGTCGCAAGTAGCGAGCAAGCCCGAGGCGGGGTCATACGACCTCGGGCGCCCAGAAGCGATGGACCGGCTCCGTTGAGCAGATCTTCACGCAGAGGGCTAGGGACCAACCTGTGCCAAGCGCACGGGCTGGTCTCCCTATGCCCTTCGCTCCGAACCTCACCATTGAGCAGAACAGAATAGGATAGAGAAACATGAACGCGATGACACGAAACGAGACATGGCAGAGGATTGGTGATCTGGCCGATCGGGTGCGCCGCCTTTGCCCGGATCACCGCAACCCCGAACGCTTCCACATTGAGAAGAGCGAGATCGAACACGAGCTTCGCCGCCTCGCTTCGGTCGCGGGTCCTTCTGGCGAAGCAGCGATACGGGTAATTCGCACCCCGACGCATGGCTAGCTGGCGAGATTTAGAACACTAAAATCAAACAGTTGAGATAGGTTTAGCCGTGACACTCTTCCAGACATTGCCAGATGCAGCGCCCGCCGAAATGACGAAATCGGCCTTCGCGGGTCATATCGGCGTGTCGAAAGGCCGGATTTCCCAGATGATCCGCGACGGTCTGCCAATTCTCGACAATGGCCGCGTTCCGGTCGAGGCCGCCACCGCCTGGTATCACGCCAATGTCCGGCATAGTGCCCAGACTGCCAAAAAGTCGGCCGACGATCTGGCGCAGGTTAAGCGTGAGCGCGAGGAAGCGCACCGCGATCTTCTGCGCCTTCAGGTCGAGGAAAAGGCCGGGCGTCTGATTGACCGACGCGCCGCCGAAGCCGCGATCTTCGAGCGCGCAAGGGCCGAGCGTGACGCCCATCTCGCATGGTGTAGTCGCATCGCGCCCCTGATTGCGACCGAAACCGGCTGCAATCTCGCCACTCTCTTCGCGGCGCTTGACCGGGAAATGCGCGCCCACCTGGAAGAGCTGGCGTCCCTTTCGATCGAGGAGCTTCCAAATGCTTGATGCCCGCGCAATCGCTGATGCCGCTTGGCGCTCTGGTCTGCGACCGGAACCTCAAATCACAGTTTCGGAATGGTCTGATCGGTTCCGGCGCCTGCCCTCGACCTCGGCCGAGCCCGGCCGCTGGCGCACAAACCGGACTCCCTATCTTCGCGAGATCATGGACGCGCTTTCCGTTGCCTCCCCGGTCGAGCGGGTGGTGATCATGAAGGGCGCCCAGACCGGGGGCACCGAGGCGGGGCTGAACTTCCTCGGCTATGTGATCTGCAACGCGCCCGGTCTCGCGATGCTTGTCATGCCTTCGATCGACATGGTGCGCCGCAACACCCGAACCCGGATCGACCCGTTTTTTGAGATCGTGCCGGAAATCGCTGCCCGCGTCGTGCCGGCAAAGAGCCGCGAGGCTGGCAACACGGCCACCCACAAACGGTTCACTGGGGGCGAGCTCGTGATGACCGGGGCGAATGCTGCGTCCTCTCTGCGCTCGACCCCGGCCCGCTTCCTGGTCATGGACGAGATCGACGCCTTCCCGCTCGACGTTGAGGGCGAAGGCGACCCGATCGCGCTGGCGATCCAGCGCACCGTTACCTATCGCGGCCGCCGCAAGATCCTTATGATCAGCACCCCGACGATCAAGGGCTTCAGCCGGATCGAGGCCGCCTATCAGGAATCGGATCAGCGGCGCTTCTTCGTCAATTGCCTGCATTGCAGCCATGCATTCGTCATTGGCTGGCAAACTATCAAATGGCCGAAGGGTAAGCCAGAAGCTGCCGCCTGCGTTTGCCCTGAATGCGGCAGCCTGCACGAAGAACGGGACAAGCCAGCGATGCTGCAACGCGGGGAATGGCGCGCTACTGCGGCGGGCGACGGGCGCACACAGGGTTATCACCTGCCTGCGCTTCTCTCACCCTTCGAAACATGGGCCGAGATCGCGTCCGAGCATAGCCGGGTCGCCGCCGATCCTGCCCGCCTTAAATCGTGGATCAACACAAAGCTGGGCGAGACATGGGAAGAGGAAGCCGCCCAGACGGTCGATTCCGGTGCTCTGTCCCGCCGTGTCGAGCATTGGGGTGAGGCTCTGCCGCCCGGCGTGGCCGTCATCACGGCCGGGATCGACACCCAAGACGAATGGCTGGCGGTCGAGCTTGTGGGATGGGGTTCGGGTGAAGAGAGCTGGTCGCTTGGCTGGCACCGCCTTTATGGCGATCTGACCGGCCCCGCGATCTGGGCCGACCTCGACAAGCTGCTGTCCCAGACCTTCGTCCACCCTCTGGCGGGCCCGTTGCCGGTCGCGGCCGCCTGCATGGACAGCGGCGGGCACCACACGCAAAGGGTGCTAGAATGGACCGCCGCCCGCCATGGCCGCCGCATCTATGCCACCAAAGGCGGATCGCAGGCCGCCCGCGCGGCATGGCCGCACAAGCCGACTTTTTCCAAGACCGGCAAGCTGCCCGTCTATGTGATCGGCGTCGACACGATCAAGGAAGTCGTCTTCGCGCGCCTGGCAAAGGCCGAGGCCGGGCCTGGCTTCTGTCATGTGCCAGCGGGCCGCGAACCCGCGTGGTTCGCCGAAATGGTGGCCGAGAAGCCATTCACCACCTATTCCAAAGGGCGAGCGATTCGCGAATGGCGTAAGAAGGCCAGCGAGCGCAACGAGGCTTTCGACTGCCGTGTTTATGCTGCCGCTGCACTGGAGGCGCTTAAGATTGGCGGGTTCAGCGTGGATCAAGAGGCTGTGCGGATTTCCGGCAGCGTCCGAATCGCTGAAACAAGTGCCCTAGCAAGAGTGAAATCGCAGTGGATGACGCGATGAGGTGAAAGCGAATTCTTGACAAACATTTTCAAAAGTGACTCACAAGGATTCTTGCGCGAGTCTTTAAAATATACTACATACGAGATGCGCACGGGAGCCTGACATCTATGGCGTCGGGGCTACGGCCCCGCCCGGCGTCTACCTTCTCACCAGATCGTTTCTGAACCTGTCGCGTGGGTGATGAACAATGCCGTGCCCCTGTATCGACCCGTCTGGTTTGCGCCGAATTCTAGGTTTCAGGATTGCTGCCAGTTCTCCGTCTTTGGTCGAGTAGGCACGGTGAATCGCGCCTGCCACGAAGTCGGCTAGTTGGATGCCGATCGAATGACAGGAGTCTTGTAAGAACAGGCCCTCTATAAACCGGTCATAGCCAGACACGGTGCTACCAGTGCCGCTGGTCAAATTGTCATGATGGGCTCTGAACAGCCGATCATTGTCACGGCCGCGATGGTCCGCGATGGTGACCCCGAGACTTTTGTGATCCTGCAAGAAATACTGGAACCGTTCTGAGAGCGGCTTGTACGCAAAGTGATAAAGCTCTTGCTGGTCGGTCACTGAGGCGTATTCAAAAGCCGCCCCAATGTCGGTAACGCAAGCAATGATCGTAAGCGGAGAGCGCGCGATAATGTGTGCAAAAGTCTGGCTGAGCGCCTTCCGTTCTGCCGCATTTTTTCCAAGCATTGGGTTCTCTGCTGAGGAATTATGCGGGGAGAAGTAGCGCCACTTCAATTCCCCACGCAGTGCGTTTGATGTGCAGAAGCCTCGCACATCGTTTGCAATCCCGCGCCAGTCGGCATCTCGGATTATGACCGCGCCCAACGTGAAGTAGGGCCGATCGGGGTTCGGGCGAGACGGTGGTGTGCCGCTTTCGTCAATGAAGCAAAGGTGCATTGCGAATCCAAATGACGGTCGAGTGGAAAAACAATTCGCGATCGACTATGACACCTGTAGCGTTGACAGGAAATGCAATTTGGGGTCGCTATACTGCCCCGATCACCCCCCAGCGCTTTTCTCGGATGCAGCGCTCAATCGCTTTGTTCGGAATCGTATCTCAAATAAGTTCCGATGTCTGCGAGTGCGTTGCATAGCTTTGAGGCCGTTTCGTGATCAAGTATCAGGAACTTGTCGTCAATCTTGATATAGAGCTGCGGACCGTTGCCCAAAGCACCTGAGGTTCCGGCTTCCAAAAAGACCTGGTCCCCGCCCTTTTCCCATTGGTCTTTGATCGTGCCTTCGAAATACGTTGTCGTTCCCAATCTAGGCCCCCTTTCTCAACCTTACCCCAGCCCCGCCGCCGTTCTCGGGGATGAACTCTACGCCAGCCGCCTCAAGCGCGGCCTTGATCGTGGCAACCGTGCCTTCGCGCACTTCCTCGCCCCGCTCAAGTCGCGAAACGGTTCCCTGCGAAACCCCAGCAAGTGCCGCCAATTCGCGGACCCCAAGGCCGGTTGCAGCTCTAGCCATACGGCATTGCGCGGCGTTCATTTATAACCCTGTTATAATTTCTCTTGACGCCATGACGCCACGGTGGGAAATATAACCCTGTTATAAAATCCACGCAAGGAAGCAACGCTATGTCCGCACATAACCCCACTTCGGGGAACGCCCCCGGCTTGCCTGCCGTTCTGCCCCGTCGCTCTTTCCTCGCCGCCCTTGCGCCGCTTGGCGCGCTGGCGGTGGCCTCGCCTGCGATCGCGCGCACCATGACGCGGGAAGAACAGATCGAGCACCACAAGGCCGAGCTGTTCCGGCTCTATGCCGAAACCGTGCCCGAGGGCACAGAGCTTCAGAACTTCATGATGGATTATTCCCCGCGCGGCGAGTTTTACCAAATGAACGCCCGTCGCCCTGATCAACTTGGGCACAAAGATCCGTGGTGGCACTTCTCGACCGTCGATAACGAATGGCGCTACTGCGAGGTGCGCGCATGATGGCAGAGCGTGCCCTGTGCCCCGAAAGCAATGGTCCGAACCAGACCGGGAATCGCGCCTATCTGGCAACCGCGATCATCACCACTTGTCGCCTTGCGCTCGAAAACGACACGAGCGGCCTTGATGATCGGACCGCGCGCGAACGGGTGGCCAGCACGCTAGAGTTCGCCGAACACCTTATGATGTTGATCGAAGATGCGGCCACACCGTTTGGGGTGTGAGCATGGTGGGAAACGAAAAATCGCACCGCCATAAAATAGGTTGCAAAAGACCATTTTAACGCGTATTGAATAAGAATGGTCTTACAAGCCCACTTATGGATTGTCTAATGTCGAAACCTGGAATGCGCTTTCGTCCTATGTTGGTCAGCCAGGTCGCTGAGGTGGCCGGAGAGCAGCGTGAAACCATACGCACTCGCGAAAAGTTGGGGGTGTATGGCTTCGATCGCCCTAAGGGATGGAAGCGATACACCGACCTTGAGACCCTGGTGATCTCTGTGCACGCCGCCCTTAAGCGCGCGGTGAAAGACGATGATCTTGCCCAGTTCGGCTGCATGCTGGCTGCCAAGGCTATCATGGATGAGTGGATAGAGGACGAACAGGGAGTCCCATACTTCGACGAAGAAACGTTCCAGCGTGAGCGTTTTCTGTTTTTCTGGCGTGACGCTGCGGGCGCGTGGACCGGCGATATTGCCTCATCTGTCAATGAGATCGAGGCGCAGATTAACGAGAGGATCGTCAAAAGCTATTCGGATGTGCCGATTTTTACGACCGTGAACCTCGCCACCATCCTGAAAATGACGCTGGTCCGCATGATGAAAGTGCAGCTCAAAGCGGAAGCGTCGAAATCTGGGGGTGATCAATGAGCATTCCTTTCCTGTCCCGCATCTTTCGCCCTGCTGCGCAGCGTTCCCTTGAGGCCGCGTCCGGTTCCCATCGGTGGACCGGACGCCCGGCTTCGGGAGACGCGCAGGCGTGGGTGAGGGCAGGAGCGGGCACCGTGGCGGTCAGGGCGGCGCATTTCGCGCTGAACAACCCCCATGGTGCCCGAATGGTTCAATCTCTGTCCGACAATGTGGTGGGCGCGGGCATCAAGCCTAAGGCCCGCTCGGATAGCCCGATCGTCAACGCAGCGCTGCACCGCGCCTTCGATACCTTGACCAATGAAATCGACTGGACCGGCCAGGGCGATTTCTACGCGATGCAGCGCGCCGCGATGGCCGATATGGTGATCCATGGCGAGGCGCTGCTGATGTGGCGGGCCTCGGCTAGTGGCATTCCGCAGTTGCAACGCCTGCACCCGGAGCAGCTGGATCGGTCGATCACGCGCGTCGTTTCGGATGACATTCGGATCATCCAGGGCGTCGAATTCCATGCCTCGACGGGCCGCCCCAACTCATACTGGATTCGCCCAAGCGCACCGGGCGATGCTCTGGCCGGGATGGCCGCTCCTGCGGTTCGCATCCCGGCCAGTTCCATTATCCATATCTTCCGCCCGCTGTTGCCCGGTCAGGTGCGCGGCCTGTCGTGGCTCGCCCCAGTTCTGCTGGCCGGGCATGAGATCGACCAACTTCTGGACGCGCTGCTAGTGCGGGCGAAGGTCTCGGCCTTGCACACTGGCTTCATTTACAATGCTGATTCCAGCTCGCCCTATTCCGGCCAGCAACAAGGCGATGTGCTAACCGTGGGCATGGAGCCGGGCAGCCTGGTCAACCTGCCATCGAACAAGCGCATCGAGTTTTCCGAGCCGCCGGACAGCGGGAACGCACCCGAGCTTGCGGTGAGCATTCTGCGCACGATGGCGGCGGGCATCGGTCTGACCTATGAGCAGCTGACCGGCGATTACAGCCATGTCAGCTATTCCTCGGCCCGTGCCGCGACGTTGGAATTCCGCCGTTTCTGCGAGGCGATCCAGCATCACGTCATAGTTTTTCAGTTCTGCCGCCGCGTCTGGACCGAGTTCCTGCGCTGGCAGGTGTTGATCGGCACGGTGCCCGCCACCGCATTCGCCGACCCGGCCAAAGGTCTTCAATCGGCCAAGTGGCTGCCGCCTTCCTGGCCGTGGGTTGATCCGCAGAAGGATGCGAATGCCGCGATCCTCGAAATGAACGCCAATCTGCGCTCGCGCTCGGAGGTGATCGCCGAACGCGGATATGACGCCGAAGAGGTGGACGCTGAGATCGCCGCCGACCAGGCGCGGGCGGAACGCCTCGGGATTGCGCTGAAGGCCGCTACCGCCACCGAATCTCAAACCGATGAAGCGCCGCGAGATAGCGTAGTGCAGGGTGATCAGAATGCCGCTTGATTTACAAATCCGCGCCGCGATGCGGCCGAAGTCGCTGAACCGCGAGGCTCGCACCGTCGAGGCGATTCTCTCGACTGGCGCTGATGTGGATCGGGGCGGCTTTATCGAGCGGTTGGAAATCTCGGGCCGCGCGATCGACTTATCCGAGCTGCCGGTGCCGGTTCTCGACACTCACCGCCGCGAAAGCACCCGCGATATTCTGGGCAGTCTGACCGCCGCCCGCGTCGAAGGTGGCTTGCTGATCGGCACTCTCACTATTTCCAAGCGCCATGAGGCCCTTCTCGATGACATCGAGGAAGGCACGCTGCGCTGCATTTCCGTTGGCTACACCATCAACGCTTTCCGTGACGAAGCCGACCGGGCAACCGGGCGGCTGGTGCGCATCGCTACGGGCTGGACGTTGAAGGAGGCCTCTTTCGTGCCCATCCCGGCCGATGCCGGGGCAACTGTCAGGAGTGATACTGTGAGCACACAAACCAGCCAGACGGCGCAAGCGCCCGCGCCCGTCCAGACCACCGAGGCCGCGCCCGCGTTGACACGGGCGCAAGTCAATACCGAGATCCGCGCGCTGCGCCAAACCTTCGGCCTGCCCGAGGCCTTCGCGAACGATCTGATCGACCGTGAGGCGACCGTGGAGCAGGCGCGCGCTGCAGCGGTCGAGGCTGTGCGTCAGCGCCCGACCAACTCGATCAGCACCCACACGCCCGCCTATGCCGCGACCGGCGCCACGCCCGAGACCTTCGCACGGGCGGCTGGCGAAGCGCTCTATTGCAGGGCGAACCCCTCGGTAACGCCGAGTGAGGCCGCGCGTGAGTTCATGGGTCTTTCGGTGATCGAACTTGGGCGCACCATCCTCGGCCGCGCTGGCGTCCTCACCACCGGCATGTCGCCTTCTGCGATTGTCGAACGGATGCTGACCACGAGTGATTTTCCGGCGATTATGGGTGACACCGTGGATCGTTCTCTGCGTGCTGGCTATCAAGCGGCGCCCTCGGCTCTGAAGGCCGTGGCCCGCAAGTCCACCGCCCGCGATTTCCGGCGCAAGACCAAGCTGCAAATCAGCGAAGCCCCAACGCTGGAAAAGGTCAATGAGGCTGGCGAGTTTAAGCATGGCGCGCTGCACGACGCCAAAGAGAGCTACGCCATCGGGACTTTCGGCAAGATCATTTCTGTCACTCGCCAGCTTCTGGTGAATGACGATGTGGGGGCGTTCACCGATATGTCTGCCAAATGGGGCGAGGCCGCTGCCGACTTCGAGGCGCAGCAACTGGTCGATCTGCTGGAAGCCGGTTCCGGCGCGGGTCCGGTGATGGATGACGGCAAGACGCTTTTCCACACAGATCATGGCAACATTGCCGCTGCTGCCGCCAAGATCAACGTGACGAGCCTCGGTGAGGCACGGTTGATGATGCGTAAGCAGAAGAGCATCGCGGGGCGGCCGATCAACGTTCGTCCGCGTTATCTCGTGGTGCCCCCTGAATTGGAGGTGGACGCCGAGCAAGTTCTTGCCTTGATTCAGCCGACTACCATCGAGGACGTGAACCCGTTCGGCGGCAAGCTTGAGCTGTTGGTGGAAACCCGTCTTTCCAGCGCCACGCGCTGGTATCTGGTCAGTGATCCGGCCATCACCGAAGGGCTGGAATACAGCTATCTGCAGGGAGAGGAAGGGCCGCAGATCGAAACGAAGCAAGGCTTTGAGGTCGACGGCATGGCCTTCAAGGTCCGGCTGGATTTCGGTGCAGCCTTCCTTGAGCACCGCGGTTGGTTCCGCAACATCGGGCAGTAAGGCGTAAGCTATGGCTGACCTTGAGACGCTTCAACAGCAACTCGATACCCTTCGCGCCTATCGCGCGAAGGGAACTCAGACGACTACCCTCGGGAACGGCGAGTCTGTGACCTTTAAATCCGATGCACAGATGGCGGAGGCTATTGCCGATCTGGAACAGCGCATTGCCTCACTGTCCGGGCGCCAAGTCCGCATGGTGCGCTTCGCCTGCGGCAAGGGGGTCTAGGATGAGCACTTTGCCCAACCTCGTTCACTACAAGGTTGCCGCAGAGGAACTGGGTATTCCGAGGGAAGCTCTGCGGCGTGTGGCGCACTCACTGGGCTTGCTGATCATGGCAGGTCGAACCCCCAAGATTGACCGAAACGACTATCAGAGGATTGTAGACGGATGCCGCGCAAAGCCGCAGGAGCAAGACTCTATCAGCGCCCCGACACGGGTATTTTCTTCATCCGAGACACCGGCCAGCCGGAGCGCTCAACCGGCACTCGATGCCGCGAAGATGCTGAAAGGGCTCTCGCGTCCTATATCGTCTCGAAAGGCGTCGTGACGGATACTCGCCACCCTGATCGCTTCCCGATCAGTGACGCTCTGGCGATCTACGCCCGAGAGCATGGGCCGGAAACTGCTCGGCCCGGCGCAATCGCAGAAGCGATCGAGGCCCTGGTGCCGTTCTGGGGCGGTCTTATGGTCGGTGACGTCAAGGGCGAAACCTGTCGCCGCTACGCCCGCGCTCGTGTAACCACTCATGGCGCGCCGAAAGGGGAGACGCGGCCCGTCAGCCCCGGCACAGTCCGCCGTGAGCTTGGCGTTCTGTCGGCCGCGATCAACTTCTGCCATCGGGAAGGCTATCTCACCCACACCGTCACCGTTACCCGCCCTGAGCAACCCCCGCCTCGAGAGCGCTGGTTGACCCGGCAGGAGGCGGCCGCGTTGCTCCGGGCTGCCCTCAGGTTGACCCGTGGTCGCCACCTGGCGCACTTCATTCTGCTCGCGCTTTACACAGGAACAAGGAAGGACGCGATTCTTCGGCTCGGCTTCCTGCCCAACACGGCTGGCGGCTGGATCGACGTAGACCAAGGGGTGCTGCGTCGGCGTGGCGAACAAGAGCGCGAGACCAAGAAGCGGCGCCCGCCTATGAGGCTGTCGCGCAAGCTTCTCGGCCATTGCCGACGTTGGCGCGCGATGGGCGATATTTGGGCTGTTACCTATCAGGGCCAGCGCGTCGATGATGTGAAAAACGCCTTCGCCGCAGCCTGCGAAAACGCGGGCCTTAGCGACGTCACGCCTCACACCCTGAAGCACACTGCAATCACCTGGGCGATGCAGAAGGGCATGCAGATCGACGACGCAGCGCAATATTTCGGGACGTCCCGCGAAACCATCATCCGGGTCTATTGGCATCACAGCCCATACTTTCAGCAGGACGCGGTGGCGGTGATGGATCGCAATCAGTGA